GCCCGGATGACATCCCGGTCAATCGTGCCCTCGGCGATCAGTCGGAAGATGACCACCGTGTCCTTTTGTCCCTGCCGCCAGAGTCTGGCATTGGCCTGTTGGTAAAGCTCCAAAGACCAGGGCAGGGAAAACCAGATCACGGTAGAGCCGCCGTGCTGGAGATTGAGACCGTGTCCCATCGAAGCCGGATGGGCAATCGCCACGGGAATCTCGCCGCGGTTCCAGGCCTGAAAGTCCTCCGGTGTTTTAATTTCCCAGGCTTCTTTGAAGCGTTTTTGAATCCGTTCTTTGTCATGGCGGTAGTTGTAATAGATGAGGACGGGTTTGCCGTTTGCCGCTTCAATCAAGTCTTCCAGGGCATCAAGCTTGGCTGAATGAAGCTCTGCCACCGCCTTGTTTTCGTCATAGACCGCACCCGATGCCATCTGCAGGAGTTTATTGGTCAGTACGGCTGCATTGACCGCATCCACAGTCTTTCCCTCAAGTTTCGCCACCATCTCCCGCTCAAGCTCTTTGTATTTTTCCTTAGCGGCAGGAGGGAGCTTGACTGTGACATCCCGCTCCAGGCGTTCTGGCATGTTGAGAAAGTCTTGACTTTTCATGGAGACACAAAGATCTGATAACCGGCTATAGATCCACTCCTCTGCATGCGGTTTTGGCCTGTAGGAATAAACGATCCAGCCGTTCATACGGTCGGGCACAAAGAAGTCCGCCCGATAAGTGCTGAGCGTCTTACCCAGCCGCTTGCCCTGATCCAGAAGATAAATCTCCGACCAGAGATCCATCAGGCCATTCGTGGACGGCGTGCCTGTCAGCCCCACGACCCGGTCAATGCCGGGACACTTTCTCCTCAGTGCCTTGAAGCGTTTGCTCGAGGCGTTCTTAAAGCTCGAAAGCTCATCGATGACCAGCATGTCAAAGTCCCACTCGCCAAGTTCAGCAAGCCAGGCGACATTCTCCCGGTTAATGACATAGATATCGGCAGATTTCCTTAAAGCTTCAAGCCGCTGGGCTTCCGTGCCGAGAACCTTGGAGATTCGAAGATACGTCAGGTGATCCCATTTTTCCAGCTCCTCCGTCCAGGTATTTTCGGCAACTCGAAGCGGCGCAATCACCAGCACCTTGCTGATGTCAAAGTAGTCAAACATCAAGTCCCAGATGGCGGACAGGGTAATCACGGTCTTGCCAAGACCCGGCTCTAAAAAGAGACCGCAGGCTTTCTGCTCGATGATTTTTTGCTTGGCATATTCCTGATAATCATGTGCCTTGTATTGCATTTAGTATCCCTCCAATCGCCTCCGGGTTATCTAGGACAAAGACCTGAAATCCCAAGTCCCTTAATTGTTCATGTCGGTATAGTTGCTGTGCGGTCGGTTCTTTGCCGGGGGCTTTGACTTCGATAAAGCCTGTCTTGCCGTGGGGCAGAAGCACCAGTCTGTCTGGCACTCCCGCCGTTCCGGGAGACGTGAATTTCCAGCAAAGTCCGCCCCGCTTTGAGACTTTCTTCACTAATTTATGTTCGGTGGTTTTTTCTCTCATATTTTTCTCCCTTCAGATGAACAGGCGTACAAGCTGAACAGGAATTTCCTATATTTACTACGCGCGTGTACGCCTGTGCCATTTACTCTTTCTCTAGTGTTTTCTCTCATATGATTAACTAGAGAAGTTGTTCAGCTTGTGACTTGTTCAGTTCGGACATAGACTCGCTGTCGTCCGTAAATGGGAAGCGTCCTGAGTTTTCCGGTGCGCTCCCAGCCATCGACCTGGACCATTAGGGCGGCAATGGCATAAGAATCAACCGGCTTTAAGTCAGCAAGGTTTCTGCCGAAGCACTCACACCAGATCTCGGCATTGCTGACCTCGGTGCGCCTGATGGAACCTTTGCACGATGTGATATCGCCTTCGAGGAAATTACGCCTGTCGTAGGCATCCATATCCGCCCAGTTGTCAGGCAGGAGCCGGGAAAGATACTCCTCAACCAGACCCTGACGCTCGTCGGCTTCCATCGCGCTTTTCTGGGCATCCTCCGCCGCCCGCAGAAGGTCACCTTCGAGATAGAGCTTCTCGCCCTGTTCGTAGTAGTACTTGGCTTCCGCCCAGATCTGATCCCGCTCCTTGGGTGTAATCGTCCAATCCACACGCTGTTCCGTCTGGTGGCACTTAATGATCCAGAATCGGCGGTTGCCTGTGATGTCACGAAGATAGCCCCGCTCACCGTTGACCGTAGCGACGATGATGCACTGTCTGGGATGGCTTTCCACAACCTTGCCGTAGCTTGGACGGTACTTGTCGTCCGCTGTGGAAAGAAAGGACTTGACCTTTTCGATGTCCGCCTTCTTCATTCCGGCAAGTTCGCTGATCTCAATAATCCAAAAACCCTGAAGTTTCTCAGCGGCAGACTTGTCGCTCATGTCGGTAAGGGAGAGGGAATCTGAGAAATAGTCGTCTCCCGCAAGCGACCGCCACATGGTGCCCTTGCCGATGCCCTGTGCCCCATCGATGACCGTCATGCTGTCAAACTTAACGCCCGGCTCATAGATGCGGGCAACGGCTGCAGCTAAGGTCTTTCGGGATACCGTGCGGACATACTTCGTGTCGTCGGCTTTCAGGTATTTAATAAAGAGGGTTTCCGCCCGCACCTTTTTATCCCAAGGAGGAAGGGAGTCCAGATAGTCCCTGATAGGGTGAAATCGTCTGTCATCAGCCACCTTGGTAAAGCTGACATTATGGTTGCGGTCGGAAAAAGGAACATAGCGAACATCCAGCAAGGCTTTCAGCTGGGCCGTGTCGGCGTCCCGCCAGAACTTATTATCTGTCGGCCGATCCCAGGGAACTTCGCCTGTCAGCTGAACCCGATGGGCCATCTCGTTGTAGGCGAAGCCGGCAAAATCAGGGTCATTGTTTAGAATCAACATCTCGTTCCAGACACTGTTTTGCAGGACTGTGCTCCGGGACATATACTGAAGGTCTTTCTGCCAGTCCGTATCCTCGTCACTGAAATCTTCTCCGGCCTGCTTTCGTTTTTCTTCCATGCCACGGAGCTTCATCTTGTCAAGGGACATGGCAAACTCGCACATCTGATTGAAACTTTTCTTGTCGTCATCACCAAACTTATGCAGACGGACGAGATCAAAAGCATTGCAGAGTTTCAGATAGGCGATATCTTTTGCGTGATGGCTATAGACGAACTTACCACCCTCTTTAATCTCAACACCGGGCAGGCTGTCCGACCCAATCAAGTGGTAACGGTTCGGATTGTCCGTCGCTTCATAGATATCCGGCAGTAGCTCCTCCATTGCCGTGCTGATAGGAAAATAGGTACGATTGAAAAGACCGACCACACCTGTTTTTGCGAGTGGGTCTTGTACCTTTTTAACTTCCGTTGAATTCGCTCTGCTTTCTCTGGAGGAAGTTGGCAGTTGTGCCGTATCTTTCCAGCCCGGATGTTTGGCAAGGATATCGTCCGGATCAAGCCAGTCTTTATCCGCTTCTTTGAAAATAAACTCACCGTTGGAAGGCGTACTTGGCCAGTACATGAGCTGGTTCGGAAGGTAGGAACAGGAATCAAAATAATCGATGCCCAGCCTTTCTGCCAAAAAGCGGGCAACAGCAACAAACTCCTCAGACGTTACATCTCTGGTAAGCGGATAGATAATCCTGATTCTCGGGGCTTCCGGCGTATGGCTATGTGTCGTATAAAAGCAGGACGCATAAGGTGTTAGCGACTCAAAGTTCTCAAGAAACTCCGGCTCAATATAATCACCGTCAAGCGCAATCATGGAGCGGGAAGCCACAGTATTGGAGAGCCTTCGTCCTCCGACCAGAACCCCGGCAACAAAACCGCCGTGATCTTTAGCCGTCTGCCGCTCAGCTTTCGTCATGCGTTTGTATTCTTCAGCGGACTCAGGTGTACGGATGGTGACCTTGAGCCGCTCCTTTAATTCATCAAAGGTGATGGTCTTATTGGACCATTTCTTGGCGTAGCAGCTGCTGCCATAGGCAATTGGCAAATCTCTCATACTCAAACCTCCTCCGTGCCGATGTAGCGAACAGGAATGTCGAGCTCCTGCGCCTTCTTGATTTCCTGCCACATGCCGATGGTGATTTCCCGTCCGAAGACCCAGAGTTCACTGCACCTCTGTAAGATTCCAAAGTTCATCTCAAGAGCCTGCTTCCGCTCCTCCGACTCGTTGTCATCCAGGAACTGAGGGAATAGAAGATGCGGTGCGATGGGGATGAATCCCTTGTCCACGACGTGGCGGCAATACCGTCTCGCCCGTTCTGTGTTTGTCTCGATCTCGCCCCGGTAAGGCGAGCAGACAAAAATCATCTGTTTCATCTAAAAAAGCTCCTTTCGGATTATTTCGAGAGGAGCCATCAAAAAAGGATATTGAAAGTTTCCTCTCAATATCCCCTTGGACAAGATGTGCAGTTTTGAGTAAGAGATTAACGGTTCCTTCAGCATTTACGAGATAGCCTCTTAAAACCCCGTTTGCACCCAATTTCACTTGATTATTTTTCTCTTTTTGAGTAAAATAATTATCGAGAAGAGTAGCAGGAGGAGCTTATGCCATTCATATATGATCGTTTGTGGAAGCTGTTGATCGACAATCAAATGAAGAAAACTGATTTGATAAATAATGTCGATATAACACCTACCACCCTTTCGAAGTTAAGTAAGAACCAAAGCGTGAGCATGCTGACGCTGGATAAATTGTGTTCTTTTTTTTCTTGCAATATTGAGGATATCGTTGAACATCAACGATATTTACCGCGTGAAAAACAACAAGTAGGAACTTTTCGACCAAATCATACTCAGGCAATACATAGGTGGTATCCATATTTAGAGGGATACTCAAAACAGTTTGTTGAAAAAGAAATCTCTGAAATGGAAGATGTTAAAAATGTTCTTGATCCTTTTGCGGGCAGTGGAACAACCATGCTGGTATGCTCTTTAGCGGGGATAACCACGTACTTCGCTGAAATAAATCCTGTATTAAGCTTTGTAAGTAACACAAAAATAAACACAGTTATAAATATAATAAAGGAGAACAAGCTAGATTTATTACTAGACTCAATCAAAAATTTACTAATCGAATTAAAGGAAGCATCTGTCGTTGTTATTAATGATTTTGGTGGCTTTGAAAAGTATTATTCTCAAGAGAATTTATCTGCGATTGTCTCATATAAACAGCTAGTGAACGATATCAGTGATGTTGATATTCGTGACATTTTGACGCTCGCACTGATTTCAGTTGCTGTTGAAACTTCAAAAATGATTAGACGCGGAGATTTGAGATATGCAAAAGGCCAAGAGATCAATAAGACAAATAAAAACTTTTATGACTCAATCAAACAGAAACTTCAAGATATTTATGAAGATATAAAAACTGTTAAGAACATCCAAATGAGTCCAACCATTAAATTATCAGATGATGTTAGAGGAATAAATCAAAGCGATCTCGTGGATGCCGTTATAACCTCACCTCCATATTTAAATGGTACAAACTATAGCCGCAACACAAAATTAGAATTAAAACTACTTGATTGCATTACTCATGAGAGTGATTTATCTTCCTTTCATTCCAAGGGAATCGTTGCAGGAATAAATAATGTATCAGCAGCAACTACAGATGGAACAATACTTGCCGAAGTTCAGCCCTACCACGATGCTCTTGTTCAGGTTGCCTATGATAAACGTATACCAACGATGGTAAGTGAATACTTCAATGATATGCAGTCTGCCATCAAACAATTATCAAGGGCAATAAGGAAAGATGGATATCTCGTAATCGATATCGGTGATTCGCAATTTGCTGGGGTACACATTCCAACACATGATCTGCTTACCAAAATTGCTACAAGAATCGGTTTTAAGCCTATATCTGAAACGGTAATTAGGAAGCGAACTTCTAAAGATGGATCCCAATTAAGCCAAAGAATATTGCGTTTTAGGAGGGTATAATACTATGAATTACAAATCCAAAGGTGTAGATTTTTCGAAGAAAATGGAATACAAAGTACCCCCTTACTCAAAACGTAATTGGGGACATCCTTGGCATTCTCTTTGCTCATATCATGGAAAAATGAAGCCTGCGATAGCTCATATTTTAGTACGGGATTTCACAAACCCAGGAGATATAGTATTAGATCCGCTATGTGGTGTTGGTACAATTCCGTTTGAGGCCTGTTTACAAGGGAGAAGAGGTATTGGTAATGATTTAAGCAAAATGGCTTATATTGTATCGTCTGCTAAGATGAACTACCCTACTCTTGAGGAAGCAAAGAAAACTATTGCAGATTTGCGAGCTGTTGTTAAGGACAAACAAACTGGAGATGTGGATCTATCTCAAGCCGATTTTGGTCTAAACAAGAAAATATCAGATTATTTTGAGATAAATGTACTTAAAGAAATTTTAATTCTCAGAGAGTATTTTTTATCTTTAGACAATATGACACGCGGAGAAACATTTTCTCTTGCATGCTTTCTTCATGTATTGCACGGCAATCGTCCATATGCTCTTTCAAGGACATCGCATCCTTTAACCCCTTACGCCCCTAGAGGAGAATCCATTTACAAAAACGTCGTTGATCACATTGAACAAAAGGTCATACTGTCATTCCATAAGGAACCTCATCCAAATTGGGAAAGAGGAACAGCATATAACTTAGACTATAGAGATCTTCATAGTGTGGCAATACCAGAAAAAACAGTTGATGCAATTATAACTTCACCTCCATTTTCAGATTCACTGCGTTTTTACAGTCAAAATTGGATGAGACTGTGGCTAACGGGGTGGAATGCAGAAGACTTTAAAAATGTAGATCAGAGATTTCTTGAAACTCAGCAGGATACAAATTTAAATATTTATATTGATTTCTTTGATGAGTGCCACCATCTCTTAAAAAGTGGCGGGAAATTAATTCTTCACCTTGGAAAAACTAAGAAATGCGACATGGCAAATGAGCTAGAAAAATTAGCAAAGCCATTTTTTGATACGGTTTTGTTGACGAATGAAAATGTCCAAGGTAATGAAAAGCACGGCATAAAAGATAAAGGTGGCACAATTGAACATCAGTACCTTTTTCTACAAAATCGCTAATTCGAAATTAGGTACTGGCATTCATGTATAAATTTGTGAATATGGTTTGCTTTTAAAGCAATTCATCTGCTTTTCTAATTATGGTTGCTGATATTTTTGAGGATGTCTTAAAAAAATCAAAACCTGTGTCAATGAGGATTCTGTTTCTAAGGGCAATCAACTCATCCATATAGGCCGCATACTTTACCAGAAGATTATCTACGACTTCAGGTGATTTCAACTTCTCAATTGCTTCTGGATTATAAGTCGGCTTACCAGATAAGAGTGAATAATCAATGCCAGTAATTACGGATAATTCTTTTAGTTTTTCCGTACTGTAAAAATTTGATGGCCAACTACCTGATTTTTGACCATTACAATCTCTGCACAATAGTGTTGCGTTGTCTGTTCTCAATGGCCACAAATAATAAACCGGCAATGTATGATCCAGTGGTTTTTCTTTGGCACTGGTACATTGACTTAGATCTTTTCCACAGTTGAAGCATTTATCATGAAATTTTTTATAGATGGTTTTACTTTCAATTTTGCCCACACCAGCAACATCGATTAAAAGTCTTCGTCTCTGAGCAGCTTCTCGATGCTGGTCTGTAATTCTTGTACCATTTTTTATAGCATTGTATATTCTTTTGCATAGTCGACATTCACCTTGGCGACCAGATTTTCTGGCACTATGCTTATCAAAAAATCCAATTGGCTTCATTGTATTGCAGACAATACAATATTTGTACAATTGGGCTTCAGCTATATATTCATCATGCTCAACAAAGAATTCACCTTCTTCTTTTATCTCATATTGCCCCTGTTGATTTTTAACTTTCATTTGATAGTCATAAAATTTTGTGTGGCCGCCAGAAAAAATTTCTTGGCCACATTTGGGGCAAGTAACAAGCCAATCCTCTACGTCAAACAAAGTTAACGGCACAAATATGAATTCCGTGCATTCAGGATTAATACATTGAAATCCTTTCCATAAGATATCGCCTTTCCCTTTTACATGATCCGCTCGAATCATATTTTTCTTTTCTAACTTGCTATATGGTTTTCGCCTTGCCATAATAACCTCCTGTTTGCAACTTAAAGCTATTTAATATTCATCATCATCTCGTAATGCTGTCCCTGCCCCATCAAGCGGAAAATCATCTCAAATGTCTCTCGGCATTGGTCTACACACATGCTTCCAGACACATAGTTAAGTCCATCACTTATTACATTTACTTCGCTCGATGCAATGTAGGAGAGCAAGCTACTAGCAACTTGGTACTTCGTAATATCAGATGTGCCGTCTTCCAGCACTTCAATGAACTTCTCTTTGTTTGTCACTAGAATTCTATCCCGCAGATCTGTTCCTTCGTAGCCACAAAGCTGAAGAAAATAATATTCGAGAATTCGTCTTACCACGTTGACCAGCGGAATTTCAGAACTTACTTCCTTGTACTCACTCCAAAGAGCGGCATAAGAATTGAGAACCGGATCATAGTTTTCCAGAACTGTGGGAGCTTCAGATTTTCTCCGAGTGCACAAGCGGACATTAGATGAGTTGTCCGTTTTTTCAACCAGATAGAAAGAAACGAAATGATATTGACCCGCCTGATTATACGTAATCTCTCGATGGAAGTAGGTATTATGAGTCAGAACGAAAATTTGTTTAATATAGTCGCCCCGTCCTGTATTGGCCAAGTATTCTGCATTGTTATGGCACACCTCGACCATCTCTCTAACCAGAGCACTGACAATAAATAAGGTACTGCTGTCCATGCTTGAAACGGGATCATCTATAACAACTATTTTGGACCTCATTGTGCCATCGGAACTTAGCGTCCCTTTGACAAGCTCATTAAAATATAGAAAAGCAATGAAGTTTCCTTCGCCTTCGCTTAGCTTATCCGCAACTGATCCGTTTTCCCTAACTACCTCATAAACATTGGGCACATTGTGTTTTTCTCTTAAAGTAAACCCCTGAAATCCCGAATCACGTAGTAGTAAATTAATACTATCAACAGCCGCAGATGTGTTAATAGTCTGTCTGTTCAATGTTGCTATTTCACTTTGTATCATTCTGGTGGCTTTATCAGCATCCGAGTTTGTTTTTTCTGTAGCCTTTAAATCTTTTTCCAGCCTTGATTTGCTATCCAAATAACTTGACACGTCAGCGTCCAGTAGAAATGCAATATGCCCCCATACTATCTTCTTACATTCATTTTGTTTCTGCTGTTTGGCGTTTACTACATCATTATTCTTTTTAATTTGCTGATTAACTATTTCGATAATGACGGAAAGATCATTCAACAAAACAGATGTGTCCTGAAGTTCAACAGCAATCGTCGGATCGTTAATCTTATCGGAAATAGCTCTTCCGTTTTCCTCTACTGTCTTTACCAGTATAGTTAATTTGTCTTTGTACTCACCGTAGTCAAACTTGGGGAATGGATCGGCAAGATTGTTTTGTAAAGCTTTGATTATACGATCCGCTATTGCTTCGTAATTCTGCTTATAAGTTTTTAGTTGAGTGAGGTTGTCCTCGTATGCAGAATCAAAACAAGCCGCCAATTGGGCTTCAAAATCTTCCGGCAGTTTTTGTTGACAATAAGGGCATTGATTTTGGCTCAATTGATGATAACGCTCATGCCCTTGACGCACCCAATTTGATGCATTGATTTGCTTCATAAAATCAGCAAAGGGTGTGTTTGCAGAGTTAACAATAACTTTTGATAAAAGCGCTGATAAGGGAAGCTGATCAGTCGGGAAAACAAGCATGTTATACGTCCGGGAAGATGCATCAAACGCAGTATCGTAAAGCTCACGCATTTCTTTTTCATCAGCCTTACCTTTGACTGGCGTTTTGCTGACACTAATTACAGCATCAGCAAAAGTTCTTTTCTGCTTTCTGCCGTCCTGTGTTTTTTCAAATCCCTCTCGGATATTCCTCGATTTTTCCCAAATATCATTTTGGAATGTATTTCTTAGCGCCTCGAGTTCAGCTTTTATCTTGTTGATTTCTTCTCCCGATGTTTTATGTAAATTCTGCTGAACCGTCAGTTCCCCTCTCTTTTCAGAAATTTGATTTTGAACACTGATGTTTTGTTCGCTTATGGTAAAGACCCCGGCGAGGTTTTCATAATTCTGCAGATTTGCAGTACGAAAATCATCATCATAAACAAGGACATCGTAGTTCTCTGGAGATTGTCCAATGCCCCATTCAATCCCTACTCCATTTGCAATAGCACGAGCAATGGTTGATTTTCCCGTGCCGTTTTTACCATAGAAAAAATTGATTAGCGTAGGAGTAAAGAAAGCTCCACGGTAGGTTGCAGCATTTAACTCGATATGCTCTATTGGAGCTTTCATTTTTTCTTTCATTTTCCACCCCTCGTAATCAATCTTTAATGCGCCCTTCACGAACCCATTCGTCTACTTCAGAAAGTTTAAACTTATACATCTTACCTGCCTTATAGGCTGGGAGTTTTCCGTTACGAACCCAAGCACGTATAGCATCCTTACTCATGCTTAAGTGATCGGCTACATCTTCTAAGTTCACCCATTTTTCTGATTCCGGTGTCTCGGATATATTTATATGATTGTTTTCCACGTATTTATCTCCTTCGTTAAAATGGGAAAAGACCTTCATCTTTTAGAACTTCGAACAGGCTAATTCTTTTGATTGTCCAGTGAGTGCGATTAAATTCGTTTAAGGAAGATGCCCCTTGGATTGCCAACTTTTCTCGACAGTCATTTAACCTTTGTTGAGGTACTTCCCAGAAATATGATGCGCAAATTCTTATCCCATTATCTTGAATAGTGATACTTGTTATATATCCCAGCCTTGCATTATGGTCATCGTCGGTTTTACCATAGTGATGATTCTCGGTAGCAAAAATGGCTGGAAAAGTTTTTATTTCCTTGATGGCTTCCTCTGATAAACAAGCATATTTTTCTTTTACTGGTTGAGAAATACTTTCGGTTAATGCTCGATCACTTGGAATAATGAAACGACCGGACAATGCATCTTCAACGACGAACAGGTGGTAAAGATCGGTATTAAAAGACTTGGGTGATGAAATGTCACCTGATTGTTCAGAAATCGGAGTGCAGATAATCATTGTATGGTTAAGATTATCTACACGTCCCACCTGCAAATTTCGATCCCCGATTTGCACGTTTGCATTCTCTGGAATAGCAAGAGCTTTAGGATTATTCTTCATTATTTCATTGCTCATCATCGTTACTCCATAGGTCTTTCATGTTTAATGTATCCACATGAGCTATCTGCACATTGTGATTTCCCTGTTGTTGAAATATCGTAGGATTGTATATGGTCTGTTGCGGAGAGCCTTTGAAGGCATTCTCATCTGAGCCCACCTGGCTGTCATCCCACTGTTTATCATCATCTATGACTTCAAAATCGATGGTCCCGTCAGTAGTAGGATCAGCATCATTCTCTGAAACGCCTAAAACTACAAGATTAAAGTTGCGGCTCAGGTTTTCGCCTAAATGTCCCTCATATGATCTTTTCCCGCCACCTTTGGGAGGGCATAGAATATCAAAAGTTTCTCTTCCAATGGTGTTTCCTTCTGGTCGCATTACAGCGAAGTGCCAAACACCTAATAGAAAAGACTCAAGACATATGTTGCTGGCAAGCAAAAGTTCTTGTTTTGTAGAGGTGCTACCATCTTTGTTAATAAAGAACTGCGTTACATCTGAAATCGAATCATCATGATCTATCAAGTCGACGAGTGCTCGAACTAGGCGCTCGTCTTTTTTCATGCTTCCACTTACTTCAAGGAAAGAATGAACGAAATTCTGCATTCGATGTAATGCAGCTTGATAATTTTCTTTTACAACAGAATCAAATGAGAATCGAGCTGCAGAATCAGCAAAGTGAAAATACTGCCCTCCCTCATTTTTACACGTTTTGTAGTGATAAACGTCTCCTTGTAGGGTTTTCTTCATTGTGGGGAGTGGCTCTATTAAATCAGGTACAAGAATCTTAGCTAAGCCAATTAATGTATTGAGTTCGGAGAGGCCGTCCGTACAACCTGCATAGTATTCCTTCGCAGACAATCTCTGTTTGCGGGCTTCCAGTAGTAATAAGAAAAACGTCCCTCCACATAATCTTAAACTGTCACGTTTTTTCATTATTTGTCCTCAAAAACCAAGTCCACTAAGTGAACTAAGTATGGCCTGCCAACTGAACTAACAATCGGATGTCCTTGTGAGCGATCACAGGGACATTTTTATGTCGGCAGTTAAGTGCGATAAGTCATACCAAATACCAGTAAATCGCATATAACAATTATATAACGAATGGGCGCATAAGTACAGAATTTTCCATTCATGCCGACATCAGACCTCCTTGCGATGGCTCGCAAAAAGCCAATCCAAGGAGGATTTTTTATGAAAAACTTTGACAACCTTAGTCAACCCAAGAACCAGCGCTACTTTCCACTGCGCCATCCTGACGACCCAACCAGTGTCGACCTCATCCCTGTAACTGAGGATCAGTACCAGAAATTGATGCGTGACGTTTACCGCATCAGAAAACGTGAGCAAAGAGCGGGCCGCTGTTTCTGTCCTAAGAAGTACTTTTTCACGTGCGATGCAAACTGCGACCTCTGTCATTACCACCGAAACGACACGGTATCTCTGGACGCTCCAATTTCAGATGATGACGAAAGCCTCACCTTAGCTGACACACTTGTTTCCGATACAGACATTACCGCTGAGTTTGAGGAAAAGGAGCGTCGCCAAGCGATACATCTTGCTATTTCCTGTCTCAGCGGCCGTGACCAGAAAATCGTTCTGTTGTTTATGGATGGACTGAGTGAACGGGAGATTGCTGATCAAGTCGGCTGTTCTCAGAAAACCGTGAATAACCGCAAGCGTGTCATCTTCGCTGAATTGCTGGACAAGCTTTCCGACTGGATCTAGCTCACTTTGCCCTGAAGCCTAAAAAGCTTCAGGGCTTTTTACTCAAACCCAGCCTTTCTGTCCAAGGGGGAAGTGAGGGAGACACGATACCAGCCCTCAGAACAGGAGGAAATGCTTATGAAAGCACGACAAGCAATGGACATGGAGCTAATCGGACTTCTGACCACCATCAGCATCCTGTCCAAGCGAATGGCAAATGAACTGGTCAGAAAACGACAAACGAAGGAGGCAAGCTATGAGTCGCATCAAGTTACTGAAAGATGTCGCAGACGACATGAACCAACTGGCGGAGAGCATTGCTGTGCTGGCTAAGGCCATCGCAAGCGACAAGGAAGAAGCAGAAGAACCGGTGCCCCAACTTACCTTATCTGACGTGAGGGGCGTGCTGGCCAAGAAATCACAGGCAGGGCTTACCAAAGGCATCAAGGCACTCATCCAAAAGTACGGCGCAGAGCGTCTGTC